GCAACTAGACATGATGGCGAAGCAATCCAACGCCCAGCTTCAGGCGCAGCGTATTTCGTCGGAAAACCAGCGTGCAGGTGCCCAGATCGGCGCGCGCCTAGCCACAGAACTCGACAAGGCCCAGCGTTCAGACAAGCAAGCTGGCGCAAAACTTGGTATCGAAATAGCAAAGGAGCTTGCTAAGGGAGATGGATGATACGGTTCTGGCGCTAATTAAGCGCACAATAGGGGAATCAAAGGAGTCTTTGGAGAAGTTTCTCGCGGGTGGTGGCGCGGAAAGCTTCGATCAGTACAACCGGGCCGTTGGCCGATATGAGGCTTTATGCATCATTGAGGGAGAATTAGCTGACATAGAGAAAAGATACATTGAAAGTTAGAACTTTTAAGGTATCTTGAGGACGGGAGAACTTCGCGGGTAGTCCGCGCAGGGTGACTGTGAACCTTAAATCACTGCAGGAATAGATATGTACACGGGTGAAAAGACCACAGACGAGCGTGTAGCGTCCAAACTACCGCAACCCCAAGGATATAAGATCCTTATTGGCGTCCCGGAAATCAGCGAAAAAACCGAAGGTGGGGTCTTCATGCCTGATGGCCTGAAGGCAGCTGAAGAGACGGCGTCGATCATTGGCTTCGTCATGAAGCTTGGGCCAGATGCCTACAAAGATGAGAACAAGTTTCCGAATGGCCCCTACTGCAAGGAAGGGGACTTCGTGATTTTTCGTTCTTACTCAGGCACTCGCTTCAAGATTCATGGGAGGGAGTTTAGACTTGTCAACGATGACACCGTCGAGGCGGTCGTCGAAGACCCACGGGGGTATAGCCGCGCATGAGCAACGCACAGGAAACCGATTTCGAGTTTGGGGATGAAACCGTGGCTGAAGCTTTACAGTCCGCAAAAGTTCAATCGAACCAAAATGACGATGACGACTTCGAGGTTGAGGTCGTAGACGACACGCCTGAATCTGATCGTGGAAAGCCGCGTCGTGCTGAGGACGCAGCCCCTCAGATCCCTGAAGACGACGAGATTCAGTCGTATAGCGAGAGTGTTCAGAAGCGCATCAAGCAGCTGAAGTTCGAGTACCACGAGGAACGCCGCCGCAAGGAAGAGGCTGCGCGTCTTCAGGAGGAGGCTCTTCGTTACGCTCAACATGTTAAGGCCGAAAACGAACGTCTTCGTAGAACCCTTGAAGAGGGTGAGAGCGTTCTGGTCGGTCAGGCCAAGGGCCGCGTATCTGCCGAGCTGGACAAGGCCAAGGCGGCTTACAAAGCTGCCTATGAATCCGGCGACTCCGATGCTTTGATCGAGGCGCAGGAACGGCTGACGGCATTGCAGGCTGAAAAGATGCGGTACGAAAACTACCGCCCGCAGCCGCGTCGTGCTGAGACTCCTGCCCCCGAGTACACTCGGCCTCAGCCGCAGCCGCCTCGCCCAGACGAAAAGGCTTTGTCTTGGGCAAAGCGCAACCCGTGGTTTGAGCGAGACTCGGAGATGACGGGATACGCTTATGGGCTGCACGAGAAGCTCGTCAAGAGCGGCATTGATCCGCGAAGCGATGAGTATTACAATCAGATTGATCGCGCGGTTCGCCGCGTGTTCCCGGATAAGTTTGACGATGGGCAAAATGAGGAAGGAGCACACCAACGTCAAACTGGTAACGTGGTCGCCCCCGCCGCCAGAAGCGGAAAGAAGCCACGCAAAGTGCCACTAACCTCAACGCAGGTCGCACTCGCCAAGCGACTTGGTCTGACCAATGAGCAATATGCGGCGCAATTACTGAAGGAAATGAACCGATGACGGATCGCACCCCACGCACTACTGAAACCCGCGATGCGGGTAAACGTAAGGTGTCATGGACACGGCCTTCGATGCTGCCTACCCCCGAACCCCGTGACGGGATCACCTATCGCTGGATTCGCACATCCACCTTGGGTAACGCAGACAATACGAATGTTTCGTCCAGATTTCGTGAGGGATGGACACCTGTCCGCGCAGAGGATCATCCGAACCTTCAAATTGTGTCCGATATCGATTCTCGATTTAAGGACAACATTGAGGTCGGTGGGTTACTGCTTTGCCAGAACTCAACCGAAAACGTGGAAGCTAGGATGGAAGCTCAGGCTCAGATGGCAGCAAGCCAGATGCAGGCTGTAGACAACAACTATCTTCGCAACTCAGACCCGCGCATGCCTGTTCTGAAACCAGAGCGCGCTACGCGAACTTCGTTTGGCAAGTGAACCTACAAGTCGCTTGCCTTGGTTGAAAACTAGGAGGATGAGCCATGGCAACTACTGCCGCTCCCTACGGCCTCCGTCCGGTGAAACGCGCCGACGGTATGCCTTACGCTGGGGCTACGTCCCAGTACCTCATCGATCCTGCTGGTGAAGCGACAAACCTTTTCTATGGGCAAGTCGTCATCATCGGCGCGGATGGATATATTGCACTCGCTACGGGGACAGGTGCAGACCTGACCTCGAACAGCATCAGCGGCACTTCCGGTGTCGGCGCTATCGGCGTCTTCGTTGGTTGTGAGTATGTGAACTCTTCGGGTCAAACCGTTCAGGCACAATACTACCCCTCTGGTACTGCTAATGGCGGGCCAATCAAAGCCTATGTCGTTGACGACCCCAATGTCCTGTTCCAAGCGCAGCTTGACGGGGCGGGTGCACAGACGGTCATCGGCACCAACACGTTCTTCGCCACGGCACAGACAACCTCGACTGGTTCCACCACGACGGGTAACTCGACCTCGGCGCTGGACGCGACCGTTCAAACCGCAGCGGCTGCATTCCGCATCGTTGCTCATGTGTCACCTGCAAGTGATGCGTATCCGGATGTACTTGTGAAGTTCAATCCGGGCGCTCACCAGATGACTAACAACGTCGGCTTGTAAGGAGTTGTGACATGGCTATTTCACGCGCCCAACTTCTGAAAGAGCTTCTGCCGGGCCTCAACGCCCTGTTCGGTTTGGAGTACGGCAAGTACGAAAACGAGCATGCGGAAATCTACGAAACCGAAACCTCTGAGCGTAGCTTCGAAGAAGAAGTGAAGCTGTCGGGCTTCGGTGCAGCTCCGGTGAAAGCCGAAGGTGCATCCATTTCGTATGACAATGCACAGGAATCTTTCACCGCCCGTTACAACCACGAAACCGTGGCAATGGGCTTCTCCATCACTGAAGAAGCGATGGAAGACAACCTGTATGACTCGCTGTCTGCGCGTTATACGAAGGCTCTGGCTCGCGCCATGGCTTACACCAAGCAGGTTAAGGCAGCATCTCTGCTGAACACCGGGTTCGATGTCTTCACCTCGGGTGACGGCGCGTTCCTGTTCAGCACCACCCACCCAACCGTGGCTGGCGGCAACAACGCCAACCGCCCCACTGTTGCGGCTGACCTTAATGAAACCTCGCTCGAACAGGCTGTGATCGACATCGCAGCATTCACTGACGAGCGTGGCCTGCTGATTGCTGCACGTCCGCGCAAGCTGATCGTGCCGCCGTCTCTGATGTTCGTTGCAACCCGTCTGCTGCAGACGGAGCTGCGTGTCGGCACCGCCGATAACGACATCAACGCGCTCAAGTCGAACGGTTCGATCCCCGAGGGCTACCGTGTGAACCATTATCTCACCGATAATGACGCATGGTTCCTCACCACCGATGTTCCGAATGGCATGAAGCACTTTGTGCGTACCGCCATGCAGACCTCGATGGACGGCGACTTCGACACGGGTAACGTGCGCTACAAAGCTCGCGAGCGTTACTCGTTTGGCGTTTCCGACCCGCTGGGTATCTACGGTTCGCCGGGTGCATAAGTTCAATTGAACTTAGAGGGAGGGGCGGCTTCGGTCGCCCTTTCTTTTTTAGATCATGTGTATTATGGTTTTTTTAATCATGGAGGTTTCGCATGGGCGCTGGAATTTCAACTGGCATGAACATGCCGCAAAACTCTTTTGATAAGATCAACGCTGCTCGCCAAGCCGGGTTTCAAGTAGGCCCAACGCCAAACCAGCCTCCGAATCCTTTTGCGGGCATGAGCATTGGACAGCTGCAGGCTATGAACGCGCAAATTGATCGCTCTGCGCAAGAAGCCCAAATGAACGAGCGCATGCGTCAACAAAACATGATGCAAACTCAGCCAGTCCAAGGCCGAGGAAAAGGTGGCGGCGGTCGTAGCGCGTTCAACCAGCAGCTGATGCAGTTGCCGGGGATGGCTGAGTCGCTGCAGGCGTCCCAGCAGCGCATGGCCCAAGACCCCAACGCCAACATGATGCGCGCGCAACCGGCGTTGCCCGCAGGTTACGATCCCAACGTACATCAGCGCGGGTTTGGCGTTATGATGGATAACCCGCTTCAGGTTCAACAGCCGCTGGCGAGGTCTACAAATTCTGGCCTTGCGTCCGATAATATGAGACAGATGCCGGTTGGTGGCTTTGGGCGGCCAGATCAAGCA